TCAGCACATCTACCAACGTGTCGGGTCATGTGATAATCACAGCCTCAGGTGGCGGTGGTGAAGGTAGTCAGAATTTGTGGTCAACCATTACAGGTGATTCTGGATTTACCACAGCAAACACAACCACAGACAATTTGACTATTGCTGGTGGTACAGGTATCACATCAGCAGTGACAGGTGACACATTAACAATAAGTTCAGATATAGGCACAAGAGGCACTGTGGCAGGCACAACAAGTTCTATTGCCAACAACGCATCTACTAATTTAGATATCACTGGACACAAAGGTTACTTCTTGTACAAGATTCAAACATCGGCGGCGGCATGGGTTAGAATTTATTCAAGTGCTTCTGTTAGAACATCAGATTCAGCAAGAAGTGAAACATCTGATCCTACACCGGGTTCAGGAGTGATAGCAGAAGCAATCACAACAGGTGCTCAAACAGTTTTGATTACACCGTTTGCAGGTGGCTTTAATGATGAAAATCCGGTAACAACTACTATTCCATGTGCTGTAACTAACAAAAGTGGATCCACGCAAACAATCACAGTAACATTGACAGTAGTACCAGTAGAGGTATAATATGTCAGACACTCTTAAAGAGTATATAGTAACACTTCATAACTTTGAAAATTTAGATGCTTTCTATAATGACATGGAAACTCCTGGTGGAGACCTTTATATTCCCAACAGATCAGTAGATGTCAAGCATAGAAGAAACATAAGCAGAAACACTCACTATATGCTTAATGATGCAGAAGCAGAAACTTTACGAAATGATTCAAGAGTTCTAGCAGTAGAACAACCACCTTCAGCATTAGGTATACAAAAAATTGCACATTGGGAACAAACTTCCAATTTTGAAAAAGATAATAGCATATTCGGAAATTTTAATAACACTGATAAAAATTGGGGATTATTAAGAGTAACAGAAGGATCTAATTTAGCCAATTGGGGAACTAACGGTTCATTTACACAAACCAATCAAACAGTAAAAACAACAAGCAGTGGCAAAAATGTTGACGTGGTGATGGTTGATTCACATATTAAAACTGATCACCCTGAATTTGCAGTTAATTCAGACGGATCAGGAGGATCAAGAGTGCAACAATTTAATTGGTTGAGTTTAAATTCTCAACTGGGAATCAATGCAGGATCAAGCAACTATGATTATTCTGATATAAGTAGCAACCATGGCACACACACAACAGGCACAGTGGCAGGCAATACTCAAGGTTGGGCAAGAGATGCCAACATTTATTATATGGAATTTAGTTACACAGGAACATTCACTCCAGGTAATTGGGAACTTTACCTTTATGATTACATTAGAGAGTGGCACAAAACAAAAGCAGTTAATCCTGTAACAGGTAGAAGAAATCCTACTGTGTGTAATAATAGTTGGGGGTACAGTTACGGTGATATTTCTCTTTCAGGTATTAACGGTCATACCTACAGAGGAACATTTACTGATATTTCAGGTCAACCAGATGCAACCAAAAAAACATCACTGGAAACAAATGGTGTGCCGGTTCCTGCAAGTACATACCTATATCGTATGCCGGCAGTATCGGCGGGAGTTGATGCTGATGTGGTAGACGCCATTGCAGACGGAGTAATAATGGTAGGCTCTGCTGGTAACAGTTATTGGCCTTGTGTAAAAAATGCCAATGCAAATTATAACAATAGTATAAGATTTGGTGTGAGTGATTATGTTCACTCACAAGGATCAAGTCCTGCAAGAGTAATGATATGTGTCGGCAATGCTGGCACAAAAACTCAACAATATAAAGATACAAGCAGTAATTATGGAGACAGAGTCGACATCTGGGCGCCTGGAGAAAACATTATTTCTGCAGTTTATAACGGTCCCGGAGATGAAACACCTACTCCTTACACTAATACATTGACCGATACAAGGGACAGTAATTATTATATCGCATCTATATCAGGAACAAGTATGAGTGGTCCACAAGTCGCAGGTGTATTGGCTAGTAGAGCAGAACAAGATCCTAACATGACTCATGCCGAAGCATTAGATTATTTGATTGATAATTCAACATCAGGAGACATAAGCAGTACTGGTAGTGATTATGGGGACAGTGAATGGTTAGGTGATGGATCAATTAATGATCAAAACAAATATTTGAGATACATTTATCATAGACCATTAAACGGAACAGCATTTCCACATCAAGATCATAAAAAAAGACCAGTATCAGGGTCGGTATATCCAAGAAATAAGGTTAGACATAAAGGATAAATATTGTTATGGCAATCAGCACAATCAACATAGGAACACTAGCAAACGACGGTACAGGTGATGATCTGAGAGAAGCCTTTGTTAAGGTTAACAACAACTTCACTGAACTAGACGCTCGTCAGGCAGAAAACACAACAGCATCTAATAAATTAGCAGATGATGGTACAACAAAAGGTGTGTTTGCCGCAAAAACTAATGATAATTTAAGTTTCAAAAATTTAAAAGCAGGACCTAATGTTTCATTAAGTGCTGATAACAATCAAATCACAATCACATCATCAGGTATTGTGAGCATATTATTCACTACAGACACAGGTTCATTAACACCAATTGGATCTCAAGGACAAATTACTGTTCAAGGTACAGGTGGAACAACCACTGCAGGTACTGGATCAAACATCACAATAAATTCAGCACTAGCAAATGAAACTTCACCCACACTATCAGCAAATTTAAATGCTGATGGAAATAATTTTACAAACGTTGGCACAATCACAGGAAACAATTTTAACGGTTTAGTTAAAGGGGTGGACATTGATGACTTAGACAGTCTTGTTGGATTTGACTTTGGCGGTGTACAAAATCCTGTGAACAACTTGTTACAATGGCTTGAATCTTTCAATCCAGTAAATATGGGCACAATAACGTCACCATCTGCTACTGGCATTGACTTTGGATCTATCTAAGCATTTTACAACTCGATAAATACATATATCATGCACGATTTATGGACAGTTCAAACAGGTTATAATTTAGGTACATTTCAAGAAAGAGTGCCTACCACTATCACATTGCCTATTTCAGGTGCTGACACAATCACAACAATAGCAGGCACAATACCTCCTGGATTGAGATTAGAAGGTCAAACACTGATAGGAACTCCGTTTCAAGTCAGCAGATCCACAAAATTTGAATTTTGTTTAAGAGCCAAGCACGACACAAGAATACAGGATAGAACTTTCACAGTTAATGTTGAAGGTCCCGATGCACCAACATGGGTAACACCATCTGGTACACTTCCTATTGGAGCAGACAGTCAACTGTTTATATTGGACAGTTCGTATGTAGACTTTCAATTGGAGGCTCAAGATGCTGATTTAAGTGCCAACACAGTCTTAGAATATTATATTCCAGAAGGCGGTGGAGAATTACCACCAGGATTAACGTTAAGTCAGACAGGAAAAATTTCTGGGTTAGTAGATCCTATCAAAGCACTTGATATTTTGTCCAGCACAGGGTATTATGATTCCAACGATTATGCATCAGCACCTTTTGACTTTGGTTTGTCAGGATCAATCGCCAACAAAAGTTTTTACTTTGATGTACAAGAGTTTTCAGACTTATACAACCAACAAGTCAGTAATAGAAATCAAAGAAAATTAAATCGTTTTTATAATTTTACAGTTAATGTAACTGACGGCGATTCAACTATAAGTAGAATATTCAAAATATTTGTAGTGGGTGACGACTATTTAAGAGCAGACAACACCATCATGCAGATTGGAACAGGTATATTCACATCAGACGGAACATATCTAAGAACTCCACAGTGGTTAACACCAACAGATTTAGGTTTTAAAAGAGCCAACAACTATGTCACAATATTTTTAGAACTGTATGATCCAAACACAGTGCCTGGAACAATCAGTTATATTTTAGAAAACACCAACAATGATAATTCTGCTTCTATTATACCACCAGGTATGACACTGGATCCCATCACAGGAGAAATAGCAGGTAGGGTTCCTTATCAACCTGCTGTAAGCAAAGAGTATAAATTTACAGTGAGTGCAGTTAGAGCCGGAACAGGTAGTGATTTGGTCACAGTGATTATTACTCCATACGAAGATCAACAACAAGGTGGAGATGAATTAAAAATACAAAAATTACCAGTGGGTCTAACAGATGGATTAGATGATTTACAAAGTTTAATTGGCGAAAAAATAACAATCAATAACGAAGAATACACAATCCTAGGAGTAGACGGTGCAAATCAAAATTACGAAGTGCTTACACTTAACAGAAATCTTACAGCAAATGATTTATTAGTGTACACTGGTACAATTTATGATCCTAACGATTACAAAAATGGAATTCAAACAACAATAGCAAGAGCAAACAATGAAATATTTGTTTACAATAGAATATCAAAAGACAAATACAAAGGTAGAACATTAAGAATTGGTTCTAATGAATATATTATTTCAGACATACAATCTTTATTAGCAGAAGGCGAACCTGCATTACAGGGAATTGCCAGTGCCACAGCAATGGAAAAATTAGTTTTAAATATTCCGTTAACAGACAGTTTCGTGAATGAACAAAATATTAGTATAGCGGCTTTCAAAGATGCATCATACAGCAAAAACTTTTTGTTAAACAGCACAGACACTCAACCCACAGCAACAAAAACATTTACTGTTAAAGTGTTGGGCGAAGTG